GGGTGTAATATGTTTTATAGTCCATCTTTAAACATTTTTGTGAATCCTGCACTTAAGGATGATTACATTAATGCAAATTCATGGCCAGATGATGCTCTGGCTGTCAGTGATGATGTTTATAATGAATTTGCAATCAATACGCCTCCAGATGACAAAATTCGTGTTGCAGGAAAAAATGGATTACCCACATGGGCACTAATACCTCCACCATCGCATGAAGAACTTATTCAACAGGCAGAATCAGAAAGGCAATTATTGCTTAATCAGGCCAACGAATACATGAACAGTAAGCAATGGCCCGGTAAAGCCGCTATTGGTCGTCTGAAAGGTGATGAACTGGCGCAATATAATTTGTGGCTGGATTATCTGGACGCACTGGAGCTGATCGATACTTCCGGTGCGCCAGATATTGAATGGCCTACGCCTCCGGCAGTTCAGGCCAGATGACATCCGGCGCTGTGCTGGTATCTGTTGCCGTCACCGCGTCAATGTAATCCAGCACAGCGTTAAGGCGGGTTGTTTCTGCCTGCGTCAGCTTCCGTCCGGCCTGTAATTTCAGTTGAATCAGACTGATGGAGGCCATTGCAGTATCAATCAGCGACTGGCGCTGTGCTTCTGCTGCATCTACTGCTGCGCCGTGCTGTGCCTCGGTATCTGTCACCCATTTCTCACCATTCCATTCATCGTATGGCGTTAACGGGGCGATAGTGGTTGTATTTTCAGGATAATCACCCGGAGCTGTGATTTCTTTCGATTCTCCTGTTTCGGTGCTATAGACGATTTCACCGCGATGATCTGGCACATATTCCCATGAATTTAAATCTACAGAGCGACAGATTGCATAACCAGCTTTATGTGTACCTGGTGCATCCAAACAAGAACATGCCGGGATACCGACGCCGACAGCGAGATATTCAGTTGATGTAGAAATATATTCACGCGTTTCACCATCATAATTATAAATGATAATGTCTCCCGTTTTTATGGCAATGAGTTCACTATTTAATACAGCTTTATTCATCATGCGGCCCTCACAATATAATTAAAGGCGATGTTACGTGGACGATTTTCATTTGCTGTTGGAACAACATTTGCCGCCGAGAAGTGAACATCTTGTCGGATTTTTCGGTCATTAGCGTATGTCATAGATACGTTGATGTTATTCCGGACTGAGGTACCTCCGTAAAAAGCACCACTCACACTTTGAACATCAACAATTGCATTTATTTCGCTGTTTACGCGCAACTGACCAAAACCGCCAGTAATGTTTCGAATAGCATCTCCTTGCGCTGAAAGCAGAGTTCGCCCACTATCCACACCACGTTCATCATCCCAGCCACGAATAAACTCACCGCGTAAATCTGGCAATTTATTTGTCGGATAAACTTTTGCCAGTTCCGGATACTCTTCGGCAGAAAAAGGCGCACCATTGCATTTCAGCCAGCCTGTTGGCGGAGTGGCTGAAGGCCACGGAACAGGCACACCAACGGGTAATGCCGAACCTTCTCCCAAACCAAGGTTTTCGAGAGCCGTTTTCACGGTGCCATCCGATTTGATATCGCCAAACGGATTCTTGCGGCTTAACAGCAGCGCACGAAGCGCGGTAAGCAGCTGGTCGTGTTGCGCCTTCTCCAGACTAGCACCGGATGCCTCCACCACGCTGCAAAGCTCCTCCTGCAACATGTCAAAGTAGTCATCATCCAGATCGGTAGCAGGCGTGCCAGTCTGGGGGTTACCACGGGTAAAACCGTTTTTACCCGCGCCGAACTTATCCTTCTGCGCGGTTTTCGTGTCTATACGATGCATGGATTACTCCGGATACCGAACCGTTGAGCATCTCGATAACTTCCCGCCGCTTGTCGTAGCACGGCCCCTCAATGTTGTACCCGGCGGTGGTGATGGCCCACATCAGTGGCTGACGTCGCGCGCCCATCCCGGTAAGCATCGTGGTATAAAGCGCATCGGTGGCGTGCTCGTGATATTCATCCACCACGGCACAGTGGGGTGATGAACCATCACCGGGGTTACCGATCAGCGGTTCAAACCGCGCGCCATCCTCCGGACGGTTCATGTTTGAGGCGTTAACCTCAATCCCGAACGCTTCCGTCAGCATGGGTGTGCGTTTACACATCAGTCGCGCCGGGCGAAAGACTTCCCACGCCTGTTTCTCTGTCGTGGCACCGGAATACACTTCCGCGCCAAACTCGTTATCACAGGCAAAACAATACAGGGCAACACCGGCAGAGATTGCCGATTTGCCGTTCTTACGGGGGATTTCGGTATACCCCTCCCTGAAGCGGCGCAGCCGGGAGCCTTTATTGACCCAGCCAAACGCACAGCAGATCACAAAGAGCTGCCACGGTTCCAGCGTGATGGGCATCCTCTTGAATGCCCACTCCCCCTTGGTGTGTGGCAACAGCTGAATAAATTTCGCGGCCCGTTCAGCCAGGTCCTTGTCGAAGCGGTAACGAAACGACTTACTTTTTTCCGCCATCAGGTCATCAAGATGGCGCTGGCAGGCCTGAATCACAAACTGGCAGGCCACAATCTTTCCGCGCACGACATCACGGGCATACTGATTGGCAGCATTTACGTTGGGGTAAGATTTCCGGCTCATGATTCGATGATTTTCAGAAACGGGTTAGTGGCTTTCTTCTGCCCCGCCAGGCCAATCAGACGCTGGCGGCTGCTGGGGTCGAGTCCGAGCATTGCCCCCGTGCTGCTCATCTCGGACTCCTGTTCTTTCTTGGCGGTCAGCTCCGGATTTTTGACCATGCCACCCATTGCACCGGTGATGGTGTTGCCCTGTCTGGCAATATTTTTCACGGCACGCCGCCAGAACTCGTAGGCCACGCACCACCGCTCAAGCACCGCGAGGTCAGTCACGCACAGCAGGCCCTGACCGCAGAGTTCTTTGGTTGTCAGTTGCCACATGATCGTGGCGAGAGGGAGATCTTCTTCAGCGAACCACTCCGGTGGCTCAACACCTTTGATGGGCGTAAAAACAGGTTCATCTTTATTCAGGGCTCGCTTGCCGGGGTTTCCGGCCAGCGCCTTGCGCGCCGTTGGCTTGGGGCGACGCCCGGACCCCCCCGCCGTTCCAGCCATATGCGGCACTCCTGGTTAAATTTCATTTTTCGCGGGTATAAAAAAACGAGGGGGCGGGCAGTCCGGAAGACGTCAGGTCACAGGGATGTGCCCCGCCCCTCCCCTCAGACAGTTGAGAGTTATTATCACTTTAACCGTTCACGGACCGTCTTCGCCTTATGACACGGCCAACACAGACTCTGCAGATTACAGTCGGCATCAGTGCCGCCATGCGCTTTAGGGATGATGTGGTCAACGGTTTTCGCCTCACGCACCACACCGGCACGCAGACATAACTGACATAAACCTTTGTCACGCTTCAGCACACGCGCGCGGATAGCGTCCCACTTCGAACCATAACCGCGCTGATGACGGGACTGACCTGGCTTGTATTGCTTCCAGCCTTCGCTTTTGTGGCTTTCGCAGTAGCCTGACGGGTCTGTGGTTGTAGAGCGGCAGCCGCGAACACGGCAGGCTTTTGGGGTTCGTGGTGGCATTGGTAAGCTCCAATAAAAAAGCCACCATCGATTGCTAGTGGCTTAGCATCTACTAATGTGAAGAGTAGGTTTATTTTTTCTTCTTATTTAACTTATCTAAATTGACGGGATCTTTCCCTGTGGCAGCTAAACACCAAAAAGAATAACTCTTTTGCATGACATAGGTTCTAATTCTCTCTAATGTTTCATTATATTTTTTCTCAACAACCTGTATCGCATGTTCAAATAAATTAATCATATCAACATGCTCGTCCTCGACACCAATCATGCTCAGTTGTTTTCTATCTGTCACTGCTTGATAAAATGTTTTCCCATTTTTCCTTATTAGTAACAATGAAGTTTCTGCTGACTCATAGTCTTGGTTGCCGCTATGTGCTGCAAAATTATGCCTGTAGTTAATAATACAGTCATGCAACCCAAAATATTCAGAATCAAGCCAATCACGCTCCATCTTTAACTTTCTCCCTTTAGCTTCAGAGAAAGCTTTACCATAAAACGTTAGGCTTGCCACAAATAACGCTCTAATTTCACTTGATAAATCTAGATCAAGTATATTCCCGTATAACTTGCCATCTGTCCTTAATTCGTTTCTCCCTGCCAGTTCATTAGCTATTTGGTACCACTCTTTAGCACTTTTTAAGTCCCTATGAATTAGTGACAGTGAAGATGCTCTATCGGCAATACGCCCACTCAATTTTATGCGATCTACAATTTCATTATTGAATGTATAAACCGCTTTAAATTCCCCCGTTTCGGAATCAATATAATATTCAACATCTAACCCTTCATATGATTCACACCCGGGACCTTCTAATTTTTTTCTTTTCATATAGAATATCCATATACGTTTCAATTCTCAGTCAGCATAGTAGAAAAAAAAGATGTCCAGATCCATACATCGAAAGCAATTTTAGTTTTCACACTGACTAGAGATATAGTCCTGCAATGCTCTTATCTGTTTATAACTGATTTCAATTCTCTCTCTGAGGGTGAAATAATCCCGTTGAGCGGTGTCAGTAAGTCGGGGGGCGGTAGCATCATCCAGGCTGGTGGTAATGGTCGTTGATTGCACTCTCGGGCAACTAGCGGCGAGGAACAGCCGCTTAGTGCCAACAGCAACATCACGCTGAAGCTGTTCAATAGTTGCTTTAGCATTTGCAAGTTCTCCGGTGTATTTCGCATCGAGCGCAGAAACATCACGCTGGCGCTGCTGCATCTCAGTAATGGTGGCGTTCGCCTGGCTGAGTTTTTCCTTCGCTTTATCGCGCTGTTCTTTGTAGGCGATGGCGTTATCACGATAATGATTAACAGCCCATGATAGGCAGACGATGGTGCAGATAACCAGAGAGGACAGAATCGCAGTTACTCTACTCATATAGCTGAATTTCTCTGACCGTTCCGCCCGATTCTTTGAATTTTTCAATCAGGCTGTCAACCTTATGTTCGAACTGACCATAACCAGCGCCCGGCAATGACGCCCAGATATTGCTGCAACGATCAATAGCCTGACGGATATCGCCGCGATCAATCATCGGTAAAGCACCACGCTCTTTAATCTGCTGCAATGCCACAGCATCCTGGCTTTTTGGAGAGAAGTCTTTCAGCCCAAGCTGCTTACGGTAAGCATCCCACCAGCGTGAAAGAAGCTGATAACGTCCTGCGGCTGTTGATTTAAGTTTCGGGTTTAGCGTGACAAGTTTGCGAGGGTGATCGGAGTAATCAGTGAACAGTTCACCTCCGACAATAACGTCATAACCGTGGTTACGTGTCGGTTGTCGCCCGTTATCCGTTCCTTCTGACCATGCCACCATATCGAGGAAAGCTTTACGCTGGGAATTTAGTACCTGCATAAATTACTCCTTAGAGCCACCAAACTTATTACCGATTACTCTCATTGCAGCCCCACGAATAGCATCGACCCCGATCAGCCCAACGCCGCCACCAATGGCAACAGAAAGAGATTTAGGCCATCCGACATACTCAAGAGCGGATGCAAAAGTCAGCGTCAGAGCACCACAGAGCAAAATCTCGAGCGTTTTTCGTTTCCAGCCACCACCACCGCCAAAATAGGCAATGCGCAAGCCAGCCATAACGATCGACATAATCACTGCGCCCAGCGGTGTGTCTCCACGCCACCAGCTCTGGACCAACTCCAGCCAGGTATTTGGGTTATGAGGCATTTGTAGTTATCTCTCACCTCGCTGATACAGCAGGTGCAAATTGAGGGAACATCATGTACCGCAAATCAGAAGCGGAAACATCAAAGAAGCCGAACCGATGGAGAACTGCGGAATAGGCCAGGACCAACGAATCCCCAGCCACAGAAACGACAAAACCCGCTCGACGGCGGGTTTAAGCTGTGTGGCGAAGTAACCACTCTTAACAGATTACAATGTTTTTTGCGGACCGCGCTAATGATTTCCTCTTTTTTTTGTTGTATTTTTCACACGGTTGCTAAAATTATTTCGGATCGATAATGAGTACAGAAAATAAGAATAAAACCAGGCGAGTGAGAGTTGGTTTTTTCACTGGTAATGGAAGCAAAAAAGATGGCACATCTGCTGCAAAACTAGCCTTTGAGCAAATGACCACAGCAGATACTGTAACTTTTCCAATAACTTACACAACAGACACCCCAAATCGAGGGTTAAAGTTAGTTATTCTTCAAAAAGATACCACACTGCAATGTTACTTTGGTTACGTATCGTGGAGAAGGGAATGCCTACTACCGTTCATCGAGGATGCTACAGGTAGTGAGAGAACAATTCCTTTAAATGATAAAGATTCTGTAGTTGAAAGAACATATTTTATCTATTACTACGAAACGGACTTATTAGCTATGACCCTCAACCATATAGGGCCCAAAGTAAATGATCTGGCATTCATTTTGTATAACAAAACTGATTTAAAAAGCGTCACTTTTGAAGCCATTTGGAAACAAGAGAGCATGAAGGAACTGCTTGAGGACGGAAATATCCTACGTAGTTTCGATCTTATAGTTGCTGCTCCAAGAAACTTTAACAAAGCTAATTATAAGATTAAAAACCCTTTAGCTAATGAAATTATTGACATGGTTGTTGGTATGGGCGGGTCGCATCTAAGATTAAATATGCGAGGTCGGATTCGCCCGAAAAAACAAGGGTTTAACTATCTAAAAACTTCTGTCACCGATGCTATTAAGGAACTACTTGAACTTTTTCCAAAAGGTTCTGGAGGTCTAAAAATTAAAAAAATTGATGTAACAGAGCCATCCAATAGAACGCCCAAAAGTCTACTTGACCAAGTATTGGTCAGTACAAAGACAATCATTGTCAAAAGCGGTTATCCATCCGATTCTGATATCAGAACGGCGATGATATCTGCTAAAATTGATAACGCGAACTATCTTGCACAGTATGAGCTCGCTAGCAGAGACTAATAACCAAGCATGGAGGACACAATGAGAGAATTAGCCACTTTTCTCTGGAAATGCGTCCTCTGGATTCTGTTGACCTATGCAGCGACAAAACTGTTTAAACCGATGAAGCATGCTGACGTACTCACAACAGCGGGGGTGCTCTCGACTATATCAGGCATCCTGTTTGGTTTTGTTCTGGCTGCAATATCTATATTTAGTAGTGCAAACAGCGATAAGGAAGGAGCAATTAATGCCCTTAAGCAAAACAACGTGTTACCAACTCTGGTAAATAGATTACTTTCAACAGGGTTAACTCTCATCGTCGCATGTATATTTCCATTGATAGCGATGTTTCTACCTGATGATGTTATTGTTGCGGGCAAACCTATTGATTTCCTATTCATACTGTTAGGCTTATCCTCCCTTATAATTTCGCTATATACCTTCGGAAGGTGTTGGTTAGTGTTACGAAAAATCTTCCCCCACTTGTGACAGGTTGGCCTCATATGGGGCCAACCTGTGCAACCCTAAGCGTCCATTTCAAGGTTAACATCCAACATTGAAAGGCAACCATCAATAAATCCTTCGGCTAGTTGTATTTCTATGCGTACCAATTTTTCATCCTTTCCACGCACCTTTGCAATCTTACGCTTGGATATTCTGTATAAATAATGTGCCACAAGCAGCGAGTGCTCATCTGGCTTTTTTTGCTTTAGACGAGCAAGACAACCTTCAATAATTAATGCATCACTATCTGAACAAGCCTGACGTGTTTTGCTTGTGTAGGGAAGAAGCCCCTTAAACCCAGCAGCTATAGGCGAATAGTCTACTCCAGAACTATCACTCGCCGCCCATGCTCCCCAACGCTCCAGAACCATCTGAATATCACGCATCAACTTTCTCCACCAAATCAGGCCAACACACCAATCGCCAGCGCGCGATCGATAAAACGAAATATCAGCTCCAGTTGGGAGCCATACTTCTCTTCAAATGCCACGGTATCCGCATGCAGCTCGTCGTGATGCTTTCTGCACAAAGGCAACACAAAGAGGTCATGCGCTTTTGTACCCATTCCACCCTGACCGTGACCTATCAGGTGGTGGGGATCATCAGCAGGCTTTCCACAACATGCACACGGCTGTGTCTTAACCCAGCGCGTGTACTTTTCATTAACCCAGCGGCGGCGTTTTGGGCGTAACATAAAAGACTCCGGCGACTCCGGATCCACTTTCAGCGCCAGCACCTTTTTCGCTTTATCCTGGATAATGCTGGTGGCAGGAACCGAAGGTACAAGGTCACTTTCCCGGGTGACCGCCTGCACAACAGGCTTCGGTAATCTCAGTGCCTTACGGGCTGCGCTTTCCGGTAAGGCATCCGCCAGATCATTACGAACCAGCCACCAGCACAGTTCCGGCATTGTCACAACGTGACTGTCATCAAAACCAAGATCCCGACGCACAACAGACAACACCCAGCGGGCACAGTTATCCGTTGCCATTGATTCCAGCCGTTCCGTGAACTGATCGCGCAGCTGGTTATCGCAGTGCCAGCACAGACGGATTGCGCCCGGAGCGTGTCGCATTGTGGTCATGTTCTCGCTGTGCCAGTCGGAATGAGGCCACTGGCAGCCTTTTTCACGAAGTAACCAGCTTTCAAGACATTCCACGCCACCAGCACGACGGATCACTGCCTCATTGCGGAACACGGCCCGAACGGCAGGATCATCCGCCAGCGGTTGTGATGCCGCCGGAACGGCACCACTGGCGAAAGATGAATAACGTTCCGGCTCAGGCTCCAGCAGGACACGCCCCTGCATAAACAGGGGCATCAGCTCTGAACCTGGTCTGAACAAAACGATCCCCATACGCGGGGCAATTTCAGGGGTCAGTAGTGCTCTCACGGTCACCTCAATGAACGGTATCGAGCAGCTTTAACAGCTCAGGGAATCGGGACTCGAAGAAATGCGGCTGCGTCTCGCGCGGATTTGCGGGACTGGTGATGTTCTTGCCGAACATGCAGCCTTTCGCTGTCAGCGACCAGAATTTTTTGATGTTGTTAATCGCGGTACGGCTGTATCGTTCGCGCTGCTCGACGATCCCCAGCTTCACCATCTGGTGATATGCCTGATTAGCCGTCAGGCGGATACCATACTGTTTCAGCAGTGCACTCAGTGACAGTGTCGGGCGACTTGAGCCATCGTGTGCATCAGCAGGAGCATCAATGGCATAGCGCGGTGCCAGATTCGGTAAGCCAACAGCCTCCTGAAGCTTCTGACAGGCTCCAAGCACTGATGAGTTAGACAGGTTTAATTCCCGGCGCATAAAGTCCAGCAGGATCACGCCAGCCTGCATCTTGTCAGCAGCCTGCCCGGATAATTTTTCAGGTGTGCTGGTTACCATATCGAAAGTACGGATCACCTTCAGATGGAATGACGGGCTGATCCACATTGCATAGGCATACACCAGTTCTTTGCAGACATACGTCCCCTGGTTATTTCCGCCACGAATAACGTTAACTGGCTCTATATTGACCGAGTTGCAAATTTGCAACTCGCTTATTAAACGTTCAGTTTGCTCATTGCGGAGCCAGAATGCAGGCTTATGCTTATCCAGAGAACCGGCAGCCCTGTGCAGATCGTTCAGGCTGTAACGCCCATAAGCATCACGACGAACTTCAATACCATCAATAACCATCAGATTATTCATACTTCGTTTCTCCTCTTAATCAGGCGGCTGCCCCCGCCGGTTTCTCGTACTTACTGATAGTGATCTCGACCTTCCCTTCCGGGATAACCGGTCCCCACTCCACCAGCATTCTTTTCACCTGACTGTCGTCTTCCCACA